AAAGAAGTAAAAATGCCAGAGAAGATTGATTTCAAATCTATATTTGGTGATACTAATGTTAAAAGTTAAACTGTGCAATATGATTATCACCACATCATTTCTTATTATATCCATACTTACAATCATAACTCAAGTGTTTGTAATACGTAATTTATTAATCAAATATGAAATTATGGAAGATGAATTACAAAATACAGATGAATTTTTTTCTGACTTATATGAGAGTTTAAAGTTAGGATATGACAGAATGAAAAAAATAGACCGATTGGGTTCATTTGAATCTGATGATGAATCAGGTTATATATTTGAACAGATAAAAAATTCAATGGAATTATTGAATAGTAAATTAGATTTAGATGCCACGCAAGAGAAAGAATAAAAGGTATTTCACAAAAATAACAGAGATAGCTATAAACGCTTATAATAATTGTGAAGACCAAAGATTAAAAAATAAAATCTATAACAGATTTATACATTACCCATTTAATAAGTTAGCTGAGAATGTAATTCATACATACAAAACATACTACTTTGATGTACCATATGAGGATGTAAAAGCAAGTGTTGTTGCTTTCTTGAATGAAAAGATACATAAGTTTAATGGTGATAATGGTAGAGCATTCTCATATTTTACAGTTGTAGCTAGAAACTATCTTTTCAACGAAAATAATGCAAATTATGCCCGAATGAAAGCTAGAGATGATATATCAAAAATTGATACATCACGTAATATTACAAATGAGGTTGTGGCGCATAACAATAGAGAATCAAAATGTGATTTTATAGACCAGTATGTTGAATATATCGATATCCATTTGTTTGATTTATTTCTAAAGGATAGGGATAGAGCCATAGCTGATAGTATAAATGAGTTATTTAGAACTCGTAATGATTTGTATTCATACAATAAGAAAGCTCTTTACATACTTATTAGAGAGAGAACAGGAGTTCATACACAGTATATAACAAAAGTTGTTAGTAGATTAAAACGTATATATGCTGAATTACTAATTGAGTATAATAAAGATGGATATTTATCCAATAGTTATAAGTTGAAGGAATTTAATGAATAAGGATACAGAACTTTTTAAGGGTAAGTCATTCGCTGATATCATGTCAGATATCTACACGAATTCAAAAAAGAAAGATAGACAACTCAAATTACTAATAGCTCAATTAGAACCATTGGTAAAGGATATAAATGATGCAACTGTGGTTGTACCTTTGATAAAAGAGTACATGGAAGTATCGGTTAGGAACGATGAACAGATAGTTAAGTTAGCGGCCATAATTCAACGAATGATGAAAGATGTAAATTCTGATGATTCTGATGGTGGGCTTGGATTAACTGATGAGGAAAAAAGACAACTACTACAGAACGCAAAAGATATTGATGATAAGATTGATTCATTAAAAAATGATGGAGATGGTGAATGAGTTATAAAACAGGCACTATTGCAAGTGTAACTTTAAATGATAGAGATGTAAATGAAATTTATAGTGTTCAAGTTCATTGTGGTGATGGATTCACATTAACGGCATATCCGTTAGATTCTAATATAGCTAGAATACCACTTGTTGGTGAAACCGTTTTGTTATTTAGTGGTATTGGTGTTAACAGAAATTTGGGTGGTAATTCACGATTATACTATACAAGTCCTATTAAGTTACAACTCAATCCAAACAACAATTCGTTACCTTTATCAAATGTACCTACATCAACACAACCTACAAATCAATCATATGATGAGGCATCAGCTGGAAATCCAACTCCAAGTAATGTTGATGATGATACTGATTTAGGTGATGGGTTTGAAGAAGATTCTAACATAAGCCCACTACAACCATTTATTGGTGATGTTTTGATAGAGGGTAGATTCGGACATTCACTTAGATTTGGATACACACCAAATACAACAGAGACTTCACAACGACCATCATGGTCATCAAACAATAGTTCAGACCCAATAACCATACTATCTAATGGCAGAGGTTCACAAGGTGAATATAATAAGTTTATAATAGAGGATGTTGATGATGATAAATCATCAATGTGGATGACATCAACACAAAAGATACGACTATCAACTTCACAAAACAATTTAGGTACAGGTGTTCAATCACCAGCACAATATGATAACGCATCAATCATATTAAACTCAGATAGATTATTACTGAATGCTAAATCAGAGAGAATAATACTAAGTGCATCTGAAACAGTAAATGTAGCTACACCAAATTGGGCAATGGATTTAGATTCACTATTTACAGAGATTAAAAATTTAATTGATAAAGTCATAGATTTAAATGATAATGTAGAAAAAGCTCACGAGGAAATCGCATCAATTGCATTAGCATCATCAGTAATGACACATAATGTTACTGCACCTGGAGCTCCAACAGGCCCACCAATTAATATAGCATCTTTTATACAATCACAAACCAAAGCTAATGTTAATAAGGTACAGACCCAAACAATAAAACAGAGTATACAGAACATCCTACAAACCATTAGTAGAATGGAGCAGTAGTAAAACCAAACATTTTGATATTTATATAAAAACTATTACTATGGATACAAGACAAACAGTAAAATTAATAGAAGCAATCGTTAGAAAAGTGGTAAGAGAGGAACTCAGACCAATTATTAAAGAGGTTAAACAAACTAAACCTAAGAAAACCAAACGTGTTAAAAAGGTTAAAGATGTTGACCCATTTGATGTATCACATATATTTAAAAATAATGGTACATTAAATGAACAGACATCAAAACCCAAACCTAAAAAAAACTTTTCCAAAGATAAGGTTTTAAATGGATTACTTACAGAAACTTATGAAAGTGATGAATGGAGAAACATGAATGGTAATTCAATGTATACATCACAAAACGCTCAAGGTTTTGGTAGAGCTAACATGGCAGAGATGATTGGATATGGTAGTTCACAACCAACTGTTAATAATATGGCACCGACTGTTGACCCTGATGGTAGACCGATGGATGTTAATTTAGAGGGAACTGGTGTTGGAAAAGCACTAACGAGAGATTATTCAGCTTTGATGAAAAAACTAAACTCTAAAAAAGGAGTATAGCTAAATGGCTCAACGAAAAGAATATTTCTATAACCCATTAGATTTAGAAAAAGATATAGCTATTGGTATAACGCTTCCATTTGGTAAAAATAAAAATGGTGGTTTATTCAATCTTAGTTACACAACTGAACAGCAGGCAATATCTAATCTAAAGAACTTACTATTGACAAGAAAAGGTGAAAGGCCGTTTCAACCAAACTTTGGGTCTACCATACCATCTTTATTATTTGAACCAATGGATAGTAATTTGGAAACAAGTATAGATGAATCTTTAAGAGAGGATATTTCTTTTTGGTTACCATATATAGTAATAGATGAAATTGAAAGTAATGTTGATTTTGATAGAAATAGTATAAGTGTTAGAATAAATTTTAAAGTAACAGAGCAGGGAGCTAATACACAAATAATTATATTCGTTGATTCTGCCGGAGTTACGGATATACAATAATAGGTGGTAAATATGCCAAGTAGTACAAAAAAATATGATTTAGTACAAAAAGAAGTAAGTTTAATAAACAGAGATTTCGGCCAATTTAGAAAAAATCTCATAGATTTCGCTAAAACTTATTTTCCAAATACATATAATGATTTTAATGAATCATCGCCAGGTATGATGTTTATAGAAATGGCATCTTATGTTGGTGATGTATTATCATTTTATACAGATACTCAACTCAGAGAATCATTACTAACTAATGCAGAAGAAAAGGTAAATCTATTTAATTTAGCCGCAGTATATGGATATCAACCAAAAAACACTTGTCCAGCCACCACCACATTGGATGTATTTCAGTTAGTACCATCAACGGGCACAGGTGACAATGTTAAACCTGATATGAGTTATGCACTTAGAGTATCGGCTGGTATGACTGTGGGTTCTTCTGAATTTGATAATGTTGAATTTACAACTACTCAAGCAGTTGACTTTAATACATCATCATCGTTTGACCCTATGGAAATAT